TTCAATTATTCAGATTTAATTTCTTCTTTAACTACTTTCTTACCAATGTTATATTTCGCTTGTAAATTCCACTCACTCTTTTCTTTAAATGCTATGATTTTAATTTGTGATAGAGGTGCTTTGTTTTTTGCCTCATCTGTTTTTACTATTGATAATAGATTCCAGTCTTGTAGTAAAACAGCAATTGTATTTCTTCTTTGTACATCATTTTCAATCAATGTGGCTTTCTTGCCATCTAAAGCAAATAATTCTTTAAAATGTACTATGTAATATTTACCTTGTTTATGTAGTATGTGACAACTCTGAAATAAAGTTTTATCTTTACGACTTGCAACACCTATTCGGGATAAGGTTTCCCTAATCTTTAAAAAGTCATCAGGTTGATTGAGGGTAACCTCTAACATCATTTCTGGCGACCAATTGAAACTATCTTCACTCATCTTTTTCTCCCACCCTTATCAAGTTTTTCCTTAATAAGACTCAATTGTTTTTTATCTAGTATGTCTAGGGCTACCTTTGCTTTTGAATTGCTATAACCATAATATTCTTTTACATACTCTAAATTTTTAGATTTTGCAGTAGATGTCCACTTACCACCAAATCTTTTTCTCTTACGAATACTATTTAGTAGAAAATGAAATTGAAGCCTCTTACTCAAGCCATGTCGCATATTCACTTCGTTTGCCATCATTATACTATCTACATGTTGAGATAAACAACGATTGATAATATATGGCGGATACTTCTTCTCCCAGGTCAGGTCATCGCCATCAAGTAAGTTTACTTTACTAAAGTTTATTGCATTTAGATAATCCGATAATTTATATTCTATCATTAATGTTTCTCATGTTTTTTGTGACCTTTATGAGAGCCCATATAGTAATCGCCTGGTTCATAATTCCATACTTTACCGTGATGTCCTCTAATATCAGCCCAAAACATTCTGCACTTAACAATAAGTCTTCGCCAAAAAGTTCGTCTAGCCATTCTCTCCTCTACTTAAATTTACATTCTGCCATGATTTGTGTTAAACAGGCAACCATATTTATCTCATGGTCTGCGACAAAGGCTGATTTATATTGGTAATCTGCAATCGTTAATACGGCTGCAGGCACAGATTGTGGTTGAAGATTTTTATATAAGATGTCATAGATACTAGAAAATAAAGATGAAGGATCTTTATCTAGGTTTTGAACAACCCATTTACGCATATCACTAAATCTTTTTTCTTTTAATAACTTAACTAGTTCTTTATTATTAATTTCTGATAAAGAAACAAGTATACCACTATCTATTTTACCTCTTACAGAATATCTTTGTAACTCATTGATAGTTCTTCTAAAGTCAGGATAGTGTCTTTGTATCAGTTCAGCAAGTACCTTTTTATCAAATTCTATGTGTTCTTGTTTTAGAATATTTGATAATCTACCCATAAAAGCAGTTGCAGTTTTTATCTTTTGACCATTCGTAATACGAAAATCAATACAGGTGCAACGACTATGTAAGGCAGGTATTATCTTGTTTTTAAAATTACAAGTAAATATAAATCTACAATTCTTGTAAAATGTTTCGATAAAGTTTCTTAATGCAGGCTGAACAGAATCAGGATTCATATAATCAGCCTCGTCAATAATAACTACTTTGTGATTTGAATTGCCATCTAATGAAACACTAGACGCAAAGTTTTTGATTGTAGTTCTTAAAGTATCAATATGCCTACCTTCATCTGAACCATTTATGATAATACTATCTAAACCTAACTCATCACATAAGGCACGAGCAACCGTTGTCTTACCCGTACCTGCTGTGCCAGATAAGAGAAGATTAGGTAATTCTTTATTATCTAAAAATTTTAGAAAGGTAGTTTTTAAGTCTTCACTTAAAATACAATCTGATATTTTTCTAGGACGGTATTTTTCAACCCATAAAAAGTCTGACATGAAACCTCACTAAAATGTAGAGTCGGCTTCTAATGCAATCCAATATTGCACAGGAACTTTTTTATTAATAAAATGAGCAATCTTTGCCTTTGATAATGCAACATCATATTCACCAGGAATAATTTTCATATTCTCTGCCTTGATGTAAGCAGTAAATTCAATATCACTTGTACCAATCTCAATAGATGATACATTTGAATTACTATTTTTCTTATCTAAAGCAACCATTTTAATTTTGCCATTCTCACCTTTAAATGCAATATCTGGTAGACTTAAATTTGTATATAGTTTTTTGACAGAATCATAATCACTATTTTTTAAAGTAAATGTGACCGTCTTGTCAGGCATTTGTATTTCTTTGCTTGGAACAACCAAAGTAGATTTGTCAGCAAAAGCATATCTTGCCGATAGAGAGGAACTCTCATCTTTGATTTGTAAATTAGCAGAACCATTAAACTTCAATACTGGTTTTGCAAAAGAATCTAGTGCTCTTAAAAACTCTGGTAAGTCATAAACACCAAATTCACTTTCAAACTCCTCAGCAACATCTGCTTTTGCCATTATGTTTTTCATAGTTGACATAGTAGCAATTGATTTGCCTGGTTTGAAAAGTATGTTGTTATTAATGTCCGAGAAGTTTCTCAATACACTAATAGTCGCTTCACTTATTTTCATTTTTTCTCCTTATCATAATTTAATAATAATATAGTATAATGTATGGCCTTCAATAAATCTTTTCTATTGTGACCATCTTTTTTACCATACCTACACAAATATTTAATTGCATTTGCATGGCAAAAATCTTTTCCAATGTTAAGAGTTTTTAGTAAATCTAAAACTTGAAAGCCATCTTTACCTTTTGAGTAATGTTGACCATAAGTAGATGAAATATATTCACCTATCTCTTTTAAGATTTTATCTTCATTGTATTTCATAATATAAGTATAACATTAACTAGGGTTAATGTCAAGGTTTGGCAATGGTTGATCGTGTCTTGGATCAGTTTGTTGCAAATATATGTTCATATGTTCTGGTTTAGATACGGTATACGGATCATCATCAGCACTAAAGTTATTAAAACCTGGTTCTACAAACATCTTTTCAACAACACAATTATTAATTACAGCAGAATATCTCCATGATCTCATACCGAATCCTTGTGCTGGTTTGTTTACTAACATACCTAAATTTCTTGTAAATGTACCACAACCATCTGGTATCATTTTAACATTTTTAATTTGTAAATCTCTTGCCCAAGCGTTCATTACAAAAGCGTCATTAACAGATATACAATATACATCATCAACACCTATACTTTTAAATGTATTATACATCTCATCATAAGTAGGTAATTGTTGACCTGAACATGTTGGAGTAAATGCGCCTGGTAAACTGAATAAGACAATCTTTTTATCTTTAAATAAATCGTCTGTTGTTTTATCAACCCATGAGCCGCCTATAAAAGTACAGCCACCTTTTTCGTCTGTGTCGCCAGTTCTAAATTTGAATGTGTGTTTTTTTATTTCCATAATATAGTTTCCTTCAAGTGTTAAGTGAGAGGTCAGTATATTGTGGAGGACTGACCTCTCTATGTGTGGTGTATAATTATTTATACATCACTATTATTATAATAACAAATTATTCCTAATTTGTCAAGCTTACTTAATGTCTATTGATTTAAGTTTTTTAGCGTCTGGAATAATCTTCTCCATAGACACTTTCAATAGTCCATCTTTCAACTCTGCGCCTTTGACCTCTACATCATCAGCGATAGTAAATGATCTTTTAAAGTATCTTTTTGAGATACCTTTATGAATCATATCTTTTTCTTTAGGAGCCCCTTTTCCAGGTGCTACACCTAGTGACTCTCCAAAAGAATTAACTTTTGATTCGATAGTTAGCATATTGTTCTCACTAGTGATTTCAATATCTTTTTTATTGAATCCTGCAAGAGCAATCTCAATATCAAACTTATGAGTTCCTGTCTTAACTAGATTGTATGGTGGATAGTTAACCGTAGGTACATCAAACATTGATTCGAAATGATCGAACATGTCATCAAATCCTACTGATAACGGTCTTAATTGATTGAAAATAGATAGTGCTTTATTGGTCATATTAACCTCCTTTATTAAGCAAAGTTATTTTCTGACAACCCATAATGGCATTGTCAATTATTATATAATAATTATTTATATAATTTCAAGCATGGTAGTGGTAGGTCTCACCCACGTTTACCCTAACTCATCTTACTGAGCCTATCAGACTAAGGATCCCTATCGATTCTCTGCTACAAAGACCAATGGACCATGCAATAAGTGGGCAGTTTTACTAGTCTTATTGACCATTAGGTACTGCCCTAACCTTCTACACCCCTAAAAGGACTTATGAATTGCCTTTTAGTAATAATATATATATCAGACACAACGGCGTAGAAACTTTAAATTCTTTTTATTTTTTCGCCTTTAACCCAAGTGTAACCTAACATCTCGTCATTTTTTCTTTGTGCTTTCGCAATAATTTTTGCACGAGCTTTTCTGGCTTCTCTTTTTATGGCAGATGGTTTCTGATAGTATTGTCGCTCTCTTAACTCTTTAACAATACCTGCCTTTTGTGTTTTCTTTTTTAGAACACGCATGGCTTTCTCAAGGTTACCACCTCTTACTTCAACGGTTATGCTCACGATCCCTCCTTTCCTTTTGGTTCAAAAACTGGTATCTTATCTCCCCCTAAATCATAATCGTGGTATGTATTAGGTTTTGTATTTTGATATTCAGGTAAAGGTGCTGTACCTTGCGCCTTACCTTTCTTAACATCATCATTATCATAATGAGGTATTTTAGATTTATCTAAAGAACCTAATACAGCAGCTGCACCAGGTTTAACTTTTTGAATCTTACCACCTCGTTTTAAAAAATCTTCTAAACTTTCTTTTTTCATATTGTCTCCTTATAAGACTTGTGACCCTTTCGGGCCACAAGCGGACTTACACTATGGATAGATTTTAGACTACTCAATAGGTTAGACATTTATGTCACCATCTTCATCATCCTCACTATCATCGGAATTCTTTTCCATTAAGATTTCAGCCTCTTCAGCCTTCTTCTTATCTTCAAGGATTTGTTCAACTGAAGCACCACTATCAACTTTAGTGTATAGATCAACAAATGATGTTTTAGTATCATCATCAAATCTATTTGTACAAACTGATATAGCCTTCATTTTGTTTTTAAAGATACCATATGCTTCTGCAATATGGACAAGTCTTCTGGTTGATATAATCTCATCAACACCGCCATCATTATAAGTTTTTCTTATAACGTCAGCCCAAGTCACTAGATTGTGAGCAAACTTGTCATCTTTTTTACCTGCACTAGCAAGTTTTGTACTAACAATTTTTTCTTCTACTTTAGCAGTAGGATATTGTTGTTCAAAAGTCACAGGAAATCTTTCAAGGAATGCCTCGTTAAGAACATTAGTACCGATAAACTTACCGTCATCACTACCTTGACCTTTTGTATTCGCAGTAGCGATCACATTGAAGCCAATCTTTGGTGCAACAAACTTGTTAATCTTTTTAACATAGACACCTGAACCCTCAAGGATAGGTTGTAAACACATGATCTTATTACTTGCAAGGTCAATCTCATCAAGTAAAAGAACAGCGCCTCTTTCCATCGCCTCGATTACAGGACCATTTTGCCATACGGTCTGACCATCTTTAAGTCTATAACCACCTAACAAATCATCCTCATCGGTCTCAATTGTTATATTACATCTTATCATCTCTCTTTTTGCCTCGGCACATGCCTGAGTCACAGCAAGAGTTTTACCATTACCAGATAAACCAGTAATGAAAACAGGATAAAACTTTTTAGATTTTACGATATTTTTAATATCAGCATAATTACCAAAGTTTACGAAATCGTTATCTTTGGCAGGCACAACATTGTCTGTAAGGGAACTAACAATATATGCAGCCTTTGATTCAGTAGTAGATTTATTTTCTACAACTTTTGGTTTATCATCAACTTTAGAGTCAACATTAAGAGTATAAACTCCTCTATCAACTTTAAACTTGTCTGATTTTAACCAAGAAGGATTTTTGATAACCTTCTTTTTAACAAGAGCATTTATCTCTGCCCTAGTCACGGTATCTTTATTATAGGTATCTTTTAATACCTTGATAACCGATTTTTGTGTTTTATTCAACTCAATCATTATATAAGTCCTTTCTCAATTAAGTTATACATATATGCTACACTATTTGTAGCAATTTCACAATAGCGCAAAATGTCGCACATTAAGCAATCCTCTTTATGAAATTTTGTAGTAAAACCCTACTATTTAATCGATTCTTCATACCCGACATGAATAGTTTTTTAAGGGTTCTCTTATTAGTTGTATCAGAATTAGAATCAAATGTCTGATTCGCAACTTTAGTATCTGATTTAACATAGAAATAAACATCATATGCCTTTGATGTATCAGCAATAAATTTATCTTTAGTAAACATTTTTCTAGCCAACATCTCTTTTTTATAAGGCACTCTTAATTGATATTGTAGGTCTCTATATTTTGAAACTAGATAGAAACCAATAGTTTGTAAATCATATTTCTTTTGTAGATACTTAATTAAAACACTTGTCATATCTTTATTATCCATTCTATAACTATCAGCAAGTTTGTACTTACCATTAAGTTTTAAGTAAACTCTACCATGACCGTGTCTATTCATACCATTTGAAGAGCCATCAGTTAAGGTTACAAACGATAATTTTTCTACAGCGTAATCTTTTTTAAATTTCTTAACAATATGATCCATTGCAATCAACGATTCATTAAGTGGTGTTGATGATAGATAGTAGTCACCTGAAATACTAGGTACTGATTGATCTTCAGCCATTGGATC